GGCATAGTCGAAGCAGATATTATGTTTAATGACATCTTAGACAAGGTTAAATATTTAAATAAAACCCATATCGTAACTGATATAGATTAGGAGATGTCATGTCAGACAAAGATAACATTGTAAACTTCCCAAGCAATGAACTGGAACATGAAGAGCATGAACTACATAAATGTGATAGTTGTACAAGTGCCTATATCCATGAATTAACTGTTAAACACTTTGAAGACATTCAGGATGATGAAATTATTGGTGAGTGTCTAGGTAGAATCTTTGAAGTTTTAGATGACGATGGAGATCAAGAGGAAATTGTAGACGCTGTGGCGAAGATGTTTTGGGAAGCATTTGACCAAGGGTATAAACAGAAAGCGAAAAATTTGATCCATACTTTATCTAGTGAATTACATATGTTAAGTGCGGAAACTGATGGTGAAGAACAGTAAGAGTTGTTAAAAGCGTCTGATATAATTGGACGCTTCATAATGGCTACTTATAGGATTTACAGATATAAAATTATTATTTACATAACTATAAATGTGTGGTAAATTTTAGTCAGGGATAGATGAGGAAGTCATGAGCCTCATTGAAAAGTGATATTCCTGAATCACTTCCCTTTCTTTTTACATATCAGGAAACCAATCTGACAGGAAGGATTGATGAGGTGTGTTGATAACAGACCAAAAGGTTAAAGTAAAGTGGCATGGGAGAAATAGAGAATGGTATGAATTGAAGAATTACACTTTTACAAAAATAAATGATGAATTTGAAGTGAATGTATTGGATTTATTACCAAAAGCAAATATTTATGTGGATGTACAATGTGATTATTGTGGCGATTTTATTTCTAAGTTATATTCTAACTATACAGTTGAAAATACAAAATACCCAATACAAAAAGATTGTTGTGATAAATGTATACCGTTAAAACAAAAAGATATAAATAGGATTTTATATGGAACAGAAACAAATCCTAAAAATAATATCAAATCAAAAGGCAGAAAACAAAATAAATATACTTTTGAAGAAATAAAACAAATGTTTCTTACCAATAATTTTATATTGGTATCAACTGAATATAAAAATAGAAAGCAAAAATTAGAATATGTTTGCTTGTGTCACCCAGAAGAAGGCACTCAACAAGTAAGCATGGGTGATTTTATATATGGAAAATGTTGCAGAAAATGTGGATATGAGAAAATGGCATCTAAGAAAAGACTAGATTATGAGTATGTGAAATCTTGTTTTGAAAATAGAGGCTATATATTATTAGAAAATATTTATAAGAATAACTCCACAAATATGAAATATGTATGTCCAAATCATGATGAAAACGAACAAGTAATTACACTTAATAATTTATTAGAAGGTAAAGGGTGTTATTATTGTGGTAGAGAAAGAACCAACAAAGCAAATACCAAGGAAAACCATCCAAATTGGAAGGGTGGTACAACTTCGATTAGATTATATTTAAGAAAGTTCTTAGATGAATGGAAGAAAGATTCCATGAGTCATTGTGGCTATAAATGTGTACTAACAGGTAGTAAAAATTTTGATATCCATCATCTTTATGGATTTGATCTAATTCTCAATGAAATTTTCGAAGTAACAGGACTAGAATTGAAATATAATATTAGTGACTATACAATTGAGGAGTTAGATATTTTAACAAAGAAATCAATTGAACTTCATTATAAATATAGGTTTGGAATTTGTATTAGAGAAGACCTTCATTACTTATTTCATTCGCTATATGGAAATGGAAAAAACACACCAGAACAATTTGAAGAATTTAAAATTAAATATAATAATGGTGAATTTAAAGAGGTGTCATAAGTATACCTCTTTTTGTTTTGCAAAAGGTGGTGAAATTATGGCACGTAAACCAGTAAAGCCAAAAAATGTATCTCCTAGATTGGAATGTTTAAAGTGTTCTAAAGATCAACCTGTTTTAAACTTTTATACTTCTAATAGTGATTTACATTCAAAGACTGGAAAATTTCCTATTTGTAAATCGTGCTTGAAGCAGAATATCGATGTTGAAAATATTGAATCGGTTAAAGATATGTTGCTACAAATGAATCGTCCGTTCCTGTATGATCAATGGGATAGTGCTGTGGATGAATCTATTAGAACTGGAAAGGAATGCTTCGGATTATATCTGAAGACCGTTCAGTTAAACTTTAAAAATCATACTTGGAAAGATAGTGTGTTTATACAGCAACAACCAAACGTTCAAACCAGTACTAAAGATCCGGTTAAATCAACTACTCCTAGAAAGTCGAATGATTTTCAATTGACTGATGACCTTATTGATAAATGGGGCGATGGTTACACTCCAGAAGAAATAAGAGCATTTGAACGTAAGTATAGTAAATTAATTAATAACTATGGAGAAAAGACTGCCTTACATACTGAAGGTCTGCTTACTTATATTAGATATCGTGTTAAAGAAGAAATGGCTACTGCTGCGAACCAAGTCCGTGAAGCGAAAGAATGGGGGACGCTGGCTTCTAAAGCAGCACAAGACGCTAAAATAAATGTATCACAGTTAAGTAAGAGTGATATCAGTGGCGGTGTAGATGTTCTATCACAATTATTCGAAGCTGTGGAAAGTGAAGTTGGGGTTATCCCGTTACTTCCTCACTTATTAGAACAACCATATGATGATGCTGACATGGTAATTTGGGCGACTGTGAATTACAACAGAAGACTTGAAGATAAACCTGCTGTTCCCTATAGAGATATTTGGACTTTCTATGATGAAATGCTTGGTGAGTATTTTAGTCAACAAGGTTTCAATGAAGATCAAGTTGAAGATTTTAAATCAAAAAGAAATAATGTGTTCAGAGATTTAAGTCAAATTTACAAAGAGCCATTGTACGAAAGCGATGGTGAGTAACTTTGGCAAGCTATTCTAATTTTGAAAGTAAAAATAACAAGCAAAGTAAAGATAGGTATGATATTTATGATGCCACATTTAGTTCTCCCGTTCAACCAAATGATAATTCTAACATAATCAAAAGACATTTACATAAGTGGACAGAACTGTGTGCTTTCTTAAGGTTTTACCCAGATATATTTTATGACATGATAAAGCCAGAAACAGGTGGAATCAACCTAGACCTTTACCAACGTGTCATGATGAGAGTTTTAAGTAGATTTCAACAAAATTATTTCTGCATCCCTCGTGGTGGCTCTAAGACATTAACACAAATCATGGTTGCCTATCATACTGCTGTCACACATCCAAATATAACTATTGCCATAACAGCTTCCACAAAAGAATCTGCGGTGAAGATTTGGAAAGAAAAACATGATGAAATCATGAGATTTTATCCTTCAATGGCTGATGAAATTAAGAGTGCCAACTTCTCAAAGGATAGTGGTCGTGTTGAATTTAGAAATGGTGCAGTAATAGATAATCTTGCTAATGCTCAACAAAGTAAAGGGTTGAGACGTAGACGAGGAAGCCTTGAGGAAAGTGCTTTGATTGACAAGGACTTGTACGAAGATGCCATAGAGCCAATTTTTAATATACCACGTACTACTATGACAGGTGAAATAGATCCAACAGAATTGAATGGTCAGATTAATCGTTTTTCTACTTCAGGTTATAAAAATTCCGATGAATACGAAAAGATACTGACTATGGTTAAGGAAATGTCTGACCTCAAAGGTACATATGTATTTGGTTCAGATTGGAGAATACCTGTTCATTTTGGTAGACAAAAGATATCTACTATAAATAAAGCACGTCAGGGAAATGTTATACGTTTTAGACAAAACTATCTTTGTGATTGGATTGGAGTTAGTGATGGAGCTTTAATTAACATAAGTAAATTAATTAAAGCCAGAACCATTACGAATCCTGAACTAGAATGTCCTAAAGACAAACGTGGAAATCATGAATTAAACGAATACGTAATGGCTGTTGACGTTGCAAGAAGTGCTTCTGAGTCTAACAATAAAACTGCGATAGTAGTTTTAAAAATAATAAGAAATGCAAAAGGTGTAATAAGACAGATTCAAGTTGTCAATATAATTACCCCTCCAAATGGGTTGAACTATAAGGAGCAGTCTATAATTGTAAAGAGAGTATTCTATAAATATGGTGGAAATTTAGATTTAAATAAGTCTAGAGTCAAGGCTGTTGTAATTGATGCCAACACCATTGGACAGGGCTTGGTTGAACAACTTTTAGAGGATGTTACAGACTTTGAAACCAATGAAGAGTTAGGATGTTGGAATACTATCAATACTGATGATCGCCCTGCTGTTCAAAATGCCCCTCCAATAATTTATTCATTGAAATCACAAGGAATAAATGCTGATATTATTAGGATATTTATCGACTCCGTTGAATCTGGAAAATTAAAATTAATAAAGCCATTTGATGACATTAAAGAAAGTCTCCCTAAAGAGATTGATCCATTAGATGTAGAAATTTCATGTGCCAATACTCAAATATTAATTGATGAAGTTTCAAATTTACGTCTAAAAAAGACACAAACAACAATTACAGTTGAACAAGTTGTCAAACGAGTTGATAAAGACCGATACAGTGCATTGGCTTACGGTCTTTTTTATATTGCTATGTTTCTAGAGAAACCAGAAGAAGATAACTCGGATGATTTTAATTTCTTTATCTTTAATTAAACCAACATGAAAGGGGTGATTACAATAGAACAACCTAAAAAACGTACTCGCACGACTAAAAGTCAGTCAGAGATAAACACAAACTCTCTACTGGATCAGTCATTTGTAGAGTTGGCTGCATTTTATGATTTGATATCCACTTATTCTGGTGGTGCTGGTTATGTGGATATTAATATTACTGATTTAATGAATTGGTTGCGTAACCCTCCACGTTACAGAAGGCAATTAATTAAATTAAGTAAGTATTATTATAATCGAGATGGCGTTGTAACCGATGTGTATGATTTGTTTAATGTACTTCCCATATTAAATTACTCTGTACTTTGGGAAAACATGCAAATGAAAGCCTTCGGTAAGAACAAAGCAACTATCGATAATTTTCTCAAGGCAATCAAAATAAAGAAGCTAGTTAGGGACACAGTATTCTCTGTTGTTCAAGAAGGAACTTGCGTATGGTACAACAGGAACAATAAATACATTCAATTTTTAGAACCTGAAGAGTACATGATTGATCATATGGTCAATGGTAAATGGCAGGTATTTTATGACCTTCAATATATTGAAAAGTATACGGCAAATCATGCTATTGATCTTATTCAGACTAAAATTGATGCTGCACCTGATGAAGTGACACTTGCTCAATATAACCTATATAAAAAAGATAATAAGAAATATCGCTATGTACCATTAGAAATCTCCAAGACTCAAGTATTCAAACTACGTGGTTCAAGGAATGAGCCTTTTGGAATCCCATATTGTGTGCCTGCAATAAGCTCCATCATACATAAGGATTTACTTGAGAAAACGGAAAAGGCTTTAGCAGATAGAATTACAAATCAAATTATCATTCAAAAAGTCGGAAATATGCCAAGTGCAGATGGAAAAGTTGGTTTACCTGTACCTAAAGATATAGTCAATGGATATCACTCCAATCTTAAGAATTTACTACAGCGTAAGTATGATAGTAATTCTAGTGATAATGCGTCCACTGCTCCATTAACAGTTCCTTCGTTTGTGGAAATTGAAGAATTAAAAATAAATATGACCACATTCCCTAAAGAAGTTTGGGAACGTATTGACAATGACATATTCCGCAAACTCGGTTACTCTCAGTCGTTAAATAGTGGTGGTGGAAATGGTCAAAGTTTTGGTTCAAGCACTATAAACGTTGAAAAGATTTATTCCATCATATTCTTCCTGATTGAAGACATTGAAGAAGCATTAAATGAATATTTCAATATTCTTGTTCCAAGTGGAAATTTTAATCCTCGTATTAGATTTAGTAGGGCAACCATTCTTGATAAGGATACTGCATTTACTCAAGCTGAATCATTGTATCTTAAGGGTCGTGGAAGCCTTAAGGATTATGTTGAGGCAAGTGGTAGAGACTTTGATCACTGGCTTGCTCAAGTCAAGTACGAAAATGAAGTGCTTAAATTGGATGAGATACTACCTATTCATGTCACTTCTTACACTCAATCTGGTGATTCCAAGAATGGCAGACCAGAAGATAAAAATTCTAAGAACGATAACACTCAGAAGTCAAAAGGTAATAATTCAAACAGTAATCCATCTCCATCAGACGGTTAAGGTGGTGATAACATGAAGGATTTTCAACCACAACAATTAAATAAAACAAACACAAAGATTGAACAATCATCCAAAGGAAAACAGGTTTTCCTAGAGGTTGGTGATTTATCTACATATAACTCCTTAAGTGAAGGGGGTGAAAAAGAAGATGAGTGAACAACTTTCAATTACACCAAAAGTT